GAGTTGTGAGGCGTGTGGAGTCAGTAGTAGTGGTTGGTGCACACATGGTGATACTCTCTCATCGACAAGTTCCCACAATAGTGGAAACAACGGATCTTGAATTTGTAGATCAGTCGGATCTGTAATCGATGTCGTCCACTGATCCGAAAGTGTTTGTCGGTGATTCCAGGTCCTGTGTACTTGCGACCAGGCATTGAGCTCAATGTCATCAAACTCAATGATAGGTAGAACTGCTTGTTTTGCAATTCCTGTCCACGATGCTGTGGGATTTGTCGACAACCCATACAAGAATGGAGACTCAATCTGAGCTTGAGTGTACCACTTATTTGATGCACTCCAAGCATTAGGCACAGCCACATCTCGTGTAATTGTGATGTAATCCGGTTTCTCAGTGACGTTGTCGGGATTTGCCCAGAAATAGTCGTTATAGTGGATGAATTTATCCAGCGCGATAGGTGGAGCAAAATTCATTTGACTAACCTTACCCCACTCACGATATCTGGTAGGGTCAATGCCAGTATGGGCAGCTTTGCGTAGAATATCAGCCCAGTTTAAGATCGTTTCTTCTGTTCCATACTGTACTGAGTATACTGGCGACAGTTGGTAGGCTTGGCGGCCTGTTGTAGTTTCCAGGATAGCTTCAGATACATTTGTCAGTGGAAATCCGATCGTACCAGCAACATTTGTAACTTCAGGTTTGGTGAGCCATCGTTGAAATACCGTAGATAACATGCTGCTAGACACTTCAGACTGATTCACACCAGGGAGCAGCGAATCTAAATCCAGGTTCTTGCGTGTATAGTCGCTACCAAATTCTTCAAACATTATTCAGGCACCTTTAGTGAGTATCGGAGTACTAGGGCTAGATACGTAGTGGACGCACGGAAAAATACTACACCACGATCAAGGAGTGTAGTATTTATAGAGTGTGATGATTCCGATAACCTTACTGTCTGAGGTTTGTAGCTGTTAGTGTGTCAACTATTTGAATATCCGCTGCCGACACATCTGCAATTAAGATTTCATCAGCAGCACTTTGCACCTGGTACAAGTCTCCAAATTGAAATTCTGGGTACAGCGGCACTAACAACATCGACCGAATGTCATATTTGGTGTTAGTCTGAACATATGCTGCCAGGCTCGAGAAAAACAATTGATCACCAAATGCGATGTTGGAAATGTCGAAGTATTGACGAATGAGTGATATCACATCAGTCTTAACCATGTCCGAAGATGTTGATAGGTTGTTGACAACGAGTTGAATTTTTGCACGGCTTTGTGGTGGAGCATTTTTGCCGTACAGTACTTTGAATTTACCGGGGCGAAGTATCACCTCATCAGACATCATCGCATTCTGCAGGTAGGCAGAATACGACGTCTTGAGTTGGAAGTAACTAGGTACTTCTGGCTGAGGAGCGTCTGATTGGAGCCAGTTCAGAGTATCAACGTAGTACTGCTTGGTGATTATGTACAAATCATTGACGTTGGTGTGCACCGGATCTACCAGGTTGAACGAGTCTGTGTAGTGCTCCCATAAAAAGTTCAAATCTTTTCGTCCAGGGTAACGAATGTATAGGTTATGAGCGAAGTCATAAGCGTAATTTAATCTGACAGAATCCGTATCCTCTTGAATGACAAAATCTGAGTTGGTATTAGGACGAGACAAGTATACAAAGTCGCGTACAACTACCGTAATCTGAGTGTTGGGCCCTGTGTTGACAATTTTGATCACATTAGCCAATTGACCAGACAACCCAGTTGGATCTTCTGCCCATATCACCGAGGCAGAGTTTCCATACACTGCACTGATGTCACCAAATCCCCGCAGATACTTGTCGGGTAGCGTTAAATCAATAGCGGTATTCTGCGGTACGGCGAAGGTGTATATTGAGTTTAGTAGTGACTCAGCTGCAAGATCTTCTGGGAACCCATCACCATTCGAATCGGAACCAATTAGTTCTACTTTTGATAGATCTACGGTAGTTTGATTTGGTAGTGAAGAATATGTGACCACGTTGCCAGCGACCTTAAACACAACATCGTCTGTAAGCACACCATTTTTTGTTTTGTTGATGTTAGCTTTCAGGATTGTAATTCGATCGGCGGTTGGTAATAGGGTATCATAATCTAATTGAGATCCCAGCGAATAGTTCCAAAACTTAGTTGTTGCGCTGGAGAATATAGTCGCGGCGGTATATGAGGTTATTACCCAACCCCGCGTCGATGTCATTACATTGATTGTAATATCAGGAGTTACAGTCAGGTTCAATCCGATTATCCAAGTGTTTGTCATAATGTCCCACTTGAAGCCGACTGTACCGCCACTAGTCAGCAAATCAAGAGCGTTGACAAGCTGAGAGCGCTCTGGTATCGTAAGGTACGTCCTAACCTGCACATTCGCCGCATTTCTCTGCACAATACCCAACCAGAGGTCAGGTGCAGCAAGTAATGGCTCCACATGTGTGAGGGCGAACACAATTGTTGGGATTGAGTTATTGGGATTGAGAACTTCCTTTAGTTTGATGGTTGGCTTGAAGTAGAATGCACCATCATTGCTGAATATTTTTACATTTTCGTACACTTCACTACCATCATTCCAGCCTGAATATTTCGACTGACCTGTGAAGCTTCGATTGACCGCCTTAATTTTTACGATGGATGGATCTTGGAGTAGGTACCCCTCGTGATCTTGAGCATTAACCATCCTGTCCTGAGTATAGTACACACCAGGAACTGCTCGCTGAAGTTTTCTAATCGATTCAGACTCAGATTGATTCTCAATTGGAGTTGTTAGAGAGAATTGTACGGTACAACGTTGTTTGTTACCATACAAGTCTTGGTACTCAAGTATCATCACTCGCTTCTGTATCGCCGACACGGGGATTGATTGTGTGAGAGCCTCACTAGCACGAGTCCAGAGAGTAAAATGGCCAGTGGGTACATTAGAGTAGTTACCATCTCCAAACACCAATTGAATCCCATCACCCTCAAGAGTCTCAACTTGAAACACATTGCGATCGTTTGTTGGGCTATTGTATGCAATATTATCAACTTGAGTCCAATGGCGAACGAAATCGCCACTCGAGGTCAATTCCGCGAGCCAGACATCTGTGTCATTGATACCGTTGATCCGCAGTGCCTCTGTGTGGTTTACTGTCGCGCCGTCAAAGAACAAGGGGGTTGGTGATAAGTGCCCTTGCTTGGTTAGAAAGAAGTATCCAGTGTTTCTTGACCCTACTCCAAATCCGTCATTGAGTCTAAGAATATCGAGTGATCTATCCCCCGATGCTGGATACTCAGCGATGGCGCTCTCAGTTAATTTTACCGGAACGAGCTCCATCGGTAAATTTAGCTTATCGAGGTTGACTGTATACCTGTACACACCATTCGTCGTTGGCGCAACATTAAGTGAGAACTTCTCAACTATCGTACCATCGAGATTCAGCTTATCCGAGTCGTTTATGATTCCTGTCTTATTATTGACAATTTTGTTGAGGATTAATTCAAACTGAAGCTGCCAATTTGAATTGGTTTGATCGTTCCATTTAACAGCTTTATTTTTTAAATCCACACCCTGTTGGTCGATAATTGATTCAGTTGTAGTTAGGGTATCTATTTTAACCAGACCAGTTGCTGGGGTCCGGCGAGAGGGCGTGTACCCCATCATCGCTGCTAGTTGCAGGGCTGAGGACTTGCGGGTAACATTTCCCAATATGTGTTCTTGTGTGTTTACATCTACCCTATACGCAAACAGTTCCCCCACATATGCGAACAACTCTATTAAGGGTAACATTTCATCCGTTTCAATAAGGTTATTGAAATACTCTGGGTGATATGTTCGGAGATAGCTTATGAGAACTTGTTTGATTTCATCATAATCAAACTGTTTATAAGAAATTGACTTCTTTAAAACATCGTATGTTGACTGCCATTGTTCGGCAAAGTTAGTATTTGGAGCAGCTGGCATTTAGGTAATATGTAAGTTCCGCCGTACTTATTTGACATGTGCGCGGCATGAGTGATTTGTTATTTATCCAAACAAATCACTCATATCCCTGAGGGCTAAAAAAACTTTAAGTTACATTGAACTTTGGGGTTGCGTAACGTAGTGAAGTAAAACCGAATTTCAATGTAACTTAAAACGCAAGATAGATGAGGATGTAGTGCTAACGAAGTCCTCATCTATCTGTAGTAATTACTAGCTCTAGGTACCTACTAGGTAAGTTGCCCGATTGAATTCAGTACAACTTGTTGGAGTGTGGATTAACCACCAAATTCCAAGTGCAGAGAAAGTACATCAATTAGATTTAATTCAATGTAGTTCAACTCTATTGTTGCAATGATTGCATGCGCATTCCAATTTGGAACGACAGACAAATTTTTGAGTTCTACACGCGGGTCGTAGTTGCATACATAAGTCAAGTCCTCGCGCACTATATCTATTGCTTCCTTTGTCATTGGTTCAAATAACAAACCTGGAATCCTTGTTCCAAAATTTGTCATTTTTAATCTCTCACCTTTGCTGGTATAGATGTGAGTAAGCAAATTCATTTTAACTAAGTCGAGATCTACTAACTTAGTGCTGTGCTTTTGGCGGAACTCGTGCAGCGAGAATCCTCGGTATAAACTACGCATAATTGATTTATTCCTAATTTAGTACTTATTCATATTACAACCATTGCCTCCCGCACTGCATCAACTTCGTTGATTCCGTTTATCGGTGACTTCGTTAGCACTACGTCAATTTTTTTTTGTAATTCAATTACTAAGGCGTGAAATTACAAAACCAGTTTTATAATCCCCCCTAACGTACACGCGGGTGACAGCATGCCGATTTGCAATTCGGAATAAATTGAATTTATTCTCGTATCTGACCGCAAATTACATCAGATATTACTTGTGCTATTTTGTTCGTTGGGTCACAACGGCACAATCAAGAGCAGCAACACAGTTTATCGGTCGGTCTCTCGAGTTTAGAAGTTACGACATAGTTGGGTTTAATAT